CGCTGGTTGCTAAAATCTGCAATTGTCTTGATGTTAAAGTCTCTGAATTCATGGAAATTGCGACTGAAGAAATTCTTTAAGCAATTGTGGCTAGAGGTTAAGTGGTTTGTCGAGGACGTGATAGCGGAGATCAAGAGATGAGCAACATCGCCCCTAAAGAGTTTTATGCTATCCAAGAGATTGATGAGCTTATGCGTTTAGACGCACACCTTGAGATGATTTGCGACGATATTGACGCCTTATCAAATTTACAATATGGCGATTCAATGGGCGATGCCTTTCGTTGGATTGAGATGAGCATAAGTAATTTCCGCTTTGTTTATGAGCACGAAATCAATCGTTTGAAGGAGCTTTCTAAATGAACGGCGTTTTCTGGATGATCAGAAATCGGAAGGATATCGATCAAGTCTTAAAGTTCTTCAAGAAATTTCTTGATGACTGGGATTACTCAAGACCGATAGCTTGGAAGATTGAGCCCTACTCTGCGACTAGAAGCCTGAGTCAGAATGCTTTGTTCCATATGTGGTGCGGGGAAATGGCAGATCACTTCTCAAGTAAGATCGACATCACGCCAGAGAAGATGAAACTACTGATGAAGAACGAGTTTCTAGGGACGGAAGATGTCTTTGTCGGTAAGACGGAGATCAAGCATCAACTCAGGTCCACGTCTAGTCTCACTAAAGGCGAGATGCATGAGTTCATGGAGCAAGTCTTTCACTGGGGATTAGATCACGGGGTTACTTTGACTAACCCAAAGAATTCGGAATTTGCTCGTGCCAGAAACGCTGCGATCTAAAGCCCTAAGACTTTTCCAGTTAAAACGAAGACTGGAAGAATGTGACGATCATGGCTTCGGGGCTTGCGTGACTTGCGGGAAAGTCGGGCATTACACAAAGATGCATGGTGGGCACTTCATCCCTAAAGGGAAGAGCTCGTTTCATGCGTTCAATCCTAACAATGTTCATCTTCAATGCCCAGGATGTAATTTATACGGCATGAAGCATGGGCTCGCAGCGCAGAATTACACTGTATTTATGATTGAAGCGTACGGAAAAACGTACGTTGATCAAATGTTGGATACAGCGAACAAACCGCATAAACTCTATGCCGCTGATTATAGGGAAATGATCAAAGAGTTTAATGCCGAAATTAAACAACTCAAAGGAAAACTGTTTTGATTGCCAGGATCAAGCGGTTCATGCACATCACGTCGTTCCTCGCAGTCTCGGCGGGACTAAGACTGTTTTTCTATGTGCTGACTGTCATGGCAAGGTCCACAACCGAAACTTCATCGACTCAAGCGCATTGGTCAAAAAGGGCTTGGCGAAACGTAGGAAAAAAGGTTTCTGGCATGGCGTTGCGCCATATGGCTATGAGTTGGAAGTCGGAAAACTCAAAAGAAAACCAAGCGAATACAAAGTCTTAAAACTGATTATAAGTTTAGATGATAAGGGGATGAACAATGGAAAAATACGAGATGAACTCAACCGACGAAACTTGGCAAAACGGAATGGTAAAGTTTGGGACACAAGATCAATCTGGCAAACAATCAAAAAGTATCGACAGCGCCAGCGAGAAGGATTGGAATTTAATTAACAAGCCACCGCACTATAACAAAGGTGGCATAGAGGCGATTGATTACATCAAGCAGCAGCTAGGATCGGGGTTTAAGGGTTACTTAGAAGGCAATGTCTTAAAGTACATTCACCGACATAAGTACAAGCAAAACCCCAAGCAGGATCTTGAAAAGGCTAAATGGTATTTGGAACGGTTGATTCAAGAGATGTAGTAGAGTATATTGAATGTGTCGGCGGGATTAGCAGTCCCTGAAGGCCGATTTGGGAAAGGTAGGAAAGACAACCGTGCACAAACCGACACGGCTGTAATTATCCCACCTTTTCAAACTGCCTTCAACACTATTTGACAAGTTATGACAAGTCATGACTAGTCATACATAGTCAAAACTAGTCAACCCGTCGCTCGTTTCGCCTGGCTTAATCGTGCCAGCAAGTAGTGGAAACACTAGATACGAACATAGCGATAATCCGTGAGCACGTTGTAGGACTGACCACTTGTCCCGATTCACGTCCTTGAATTGCAGCAGGCCCCGAGCGGGGTATGGTAGGAGTTGCGTCCTACTAGGAAAGGGAAACCACATGAGTACCGGATCTTAGGATCTAGAGACGCATGGGCTAAGTCATCTAGCGAATGATACGCCTGTCTCTTGCAACAGGGAAAAAGTGGAGCTGTGCCTAAAATAAACGGAGCAAGGAAAACGAAATATGCAATGTTCATGCGGTGATACAGTCAACTTCACGGGAAGGGTTCTATACTCAGACAGTAAAGTTCAGGAATGGACTGAAGATCCAAATCTGAAAGCACCCGTCGCATTACAACATGGTCGCTGCGATGGATGCGGAAGAGAATGTCGGATAGTGTTTGACATGAAAGGCAACGAAATCATGCGAAAAGGCATCTGATGAAACTAACCGATCTTGAGCAGGGTTTGGTAGAGGCTGTTGTAAAAGCCAAAATTAAGCATTCTGAAGCTAATGGGTTCAAGAAGGTAAAACGAGATACACGTTCGCATCATGAAATCATGACTCAAGGTCTGGCCGCAGAGCTTATGGTTTGCAAGTATTTGAATTGTTATCCAGATATCGACGAGCAGTACAGCAAAGTTGATATCGTCTGGAACGGTAAAACAATCAACGTCAAATCTACTCATTACCCGAACGGAAGACTATTGATCCCTGATTACCAGGGTATAACCGCAGATATCTACATTCTGGCAATTGGAGCAATGCCTGAATTCAAGATTATCGGATGGGCATCAGCAGAGAACATTTTCAGGAAAGAAAACCTGATGGATTTGGGTTATGGCCTGTCATACGGCTTGGAGCAAAGCCAATTAACGCCAATGGAGGAACTGTGCTAAGGGAACACCAAACAAGGGCGATTGAACAGCTCAGGCATTCAATCAAAAAGGGGAACAAGAGAATCGTCCTAGCCGCACCATGCAGTTTTGGCAAGACGATAACAGCGGTTGAGATACTCATTAACGTTGTGAAGAACGGCAAGAAAGGCATTTTCATCTGCGACAGAATCAAGCTAGTCCAGCAATCTCTGGAAGCATTCGACAGGGCGGGCATAAGAGTCGGGGTGATGCAGGGCGATCACTGGCGCACAGATCCCAATGCAGATATCCAGATCGCGTCCATACAGACGTTATCGAGAAGACGATACCAGCCGATCTTTCACGTTGCCATCGTGGATGAATGCCATACGCACTATAAGCATTTAACCGAATTAATGGAGAAGAACTCTAAAGTCATATTCATTGGGTTAAGTGCAACGCCTTATTCCAAAGGACTAGGCAAGCACTACCAAGACTTGATAGTCCCTATCACGACTGAACAGCTCCTTGATAAAGACTATTTGTGTCCAGTTAAGTATTACGGCGGGAATCACGTTGACTTGTCTAAAGTCAAGACTAAAAGACTGCCTACGGGTGGCGTAGACTACGATCCTAAGAGCTTAGCTCAAGTCACGGAAGAGTCAGATTTAGTCGGAGACATTGTTGAGAACTTCAAGAGGTTCGGTAAGGGGCAAACGATCGCTTTCAGTCCGTCCATCAAAACGTCGAAAAAGCTGGTGGAGATGTTCGAGAAGCAGGGAATCTCAGCAGTCCACATCGACGGTTACATGGACGATGAAGAACGACAAATAATCTATGAAAGCCACGATGAAGGGGATTTTCAAGTCTTGAGTTGTTCTCAGCTTCTTAACACGGGATATGACGCGCCCAAAGTCCAGACGCTAATCGACTTAAAGCCTACCAAAAGCCTGATCTCGTTCGTTCAAAGAGCAGGCAGGATCATGCGAATTCATCCGAATAAGACAGAGGCGGTTTACCTGGATCACGCAGGTAATGTGCAGTGGCATGGCTTTCCTGAATCGATTGTTCCCGAAAGCCTCGACACTGGGGACAAGACTTACAACGAGCGAGAACTGACTAAAGAGAAAAAAGAATCACAATTATCGGTATGTCCACGATGTTTCCAGCATTTCGTTGTAAAGTGTGTCTGTGGGTTTGAACGTCCACCCAAAGAAATACTCAAGTCAGACGATCAGATCCTAAAGGAGCTTAAAAAAGCCAATAGAGAAACGTCCAAAGAAGACAAGGCTCGATGGCTAGGTGAATTTCAGTTTTACGCAAAGAAGAAAGGCTACAAGCCAGGATGGGCTTCTTGGGCTTACAGAAGTAAATTCGGAGTATGGCCTAACGCTGTGACTCCGCAGCCTAGCATTCATTTGTCGAACGAAGTTCAAAGTTTTGTTAAACATCTACAAATCAAAAGGGTAAAAAGTGTTAGCAGACATAATTCCTCATTT